GAGTACGACACAAGCCTCTTGGCTAAGTCCGACGCGATCATCACGCAGACGCAGGGAATCAACGCTCGCATGGGTCAGCTCGAGATGGAGATTCGCGTTTCCCTGGGCCTGACGCCTGGACATAGCACCGCTCGTATGTATCGCAGCTAATGGCATCCCCTCTCTCACAATTCGAGAACGCCCGGATTCTCTGGTGTTCTCCAGGAGTGCGCACAAGCGGCCGAGATGGCTTCACCGTTGCACCCGGCGACGCTTATCTGATCCGCGCCTTTCTGAAGCGCAGGGCTACTCCTGCCATGCTTACGGATCGCCTCGGCGTTCCCGCTGTCAACGGTGAGCCTCTGGAATTCAAGGGGTATTGCGTGCGCTATGCGGTACTGCCTGCTAGCGAGGTCCCTAATTACGCGACGATAGACCTGTCGACCTTGACGTGGAACGAGACGGCGCTGCTGCCTCCAGGCATTAAGACAGACGCGAAGGTCAAGATGAACATGCCAGGGCATAACCCGATCGAGGCAAGATTCTCGGACAAGGATGGGAGCTATGGACAAGAAGGGATTGGCGCAATCACTCGCGGGATCCTCGGCGATGCGATCTACCTAGAAGGCGGGACGATCGGATGAGCAAGATTCGAGCAACGGCCAAGTTCGAGATCACTGAGGACATTTCGGGAGCCCTCCGCAAAGCAACTGAAGACGCCTTCGCACAGGTCGCGGGCGAGCTGACCGGCCGGTTCGACGACGCCATCTCTGGCAACTACTGGCCATGGCCCGACGCCACCCCTCGCTTCGGTGGTTCAAGGGACCTCGAGTCTGCAGCGGATAACTGGAACACCTACCTCACGGGTAACGGCACCGGAAGTAGGCCCAAGGCCATAGCGGGCTCTCCTCGTTCAATTGTCGACAGCGGCAATCTCAAGCAGTCAAGAGACTTTGACTTGAACCGTGTCGGCCTTACTGCTGAATGGAACTGGAACGCCGACTACGCAGCAGCAGTCCATGAAGGCGCCTACATCAACCCCTTCGGCAACGCGAACAAGGTTGTTCAGATTCCAGCCCGCCCATGGACGCAGGCAGTGATCGAAGGCGGCACCGTGGCGACAGGTATTCAGGTCTATCCAGTGGCTGCGAACCTGAAGAAGTACATCACGCAGAGAACCGGCTGATCTCGGAACACTGGGCCAGTTCCCGGTTAACTCATGGCCAAGCTGCCCTTTAAGACTGAACCTAAGAAGGAGATCCGCGAGGTCGGCAACGAAGACATTGGGATCCTCGAGTTCCCTGTACTCAACGACTTGACAGTCCGGGAGCAAGCCTTCATCAATGACAAGCTGGCCAGCAATTCAACGTTCCTTGAGGTCGCACGTATCGCGAACAAGGTCGCCAAGGAAGCCAAGATTCAGCCTGTAGCCGCTCACCGCTTTGTAACTAAGTGCGTGACCTTTGCGATGCTAAGCCAGGGCGAGTTCGACACGAAAGAGGAGAACCTCCGCATCAAGTTTGCGCGTGAGCTGGAGGGGCTTGCTGCATTTCTGTTGAAGACCCAGTGGGAGCGCCAGCTCATAACCGTCACTGCATTGATCCGCTATCGCCTCGAAGGCATGGAGGCTTTCGACGTGGAGGATGCGCGGGACATGAGCCAACAGCTTCTGACCGAGGTCTATGCGTTTTCCTTGATTGAAACCGGCGCCGCTATGGCTGACGACGATGTCCTCGAATCTGAGGAAGACATCGCCGAGAATCTGGGAAAGTAGACGACGGCAGCTACGAGGAGCCGGGTTCGATTAACTGGGGAGATCTTTACTGGAGAGCCAAGCGCCTCTGGCCTGGAGATCCTCAGTTCTCCGCAGAGAACTTTGGTGAGCTTCCGTCGGTCTATGTACTCCACGCAATTCAGCAAGGTCAGGAGCTTCGTCGGCGTGAGCTGCACGAGGGAGAGATCGGCGTGGCGAATCTCACGGCATTGACAGCCAACCTGAACCGCGATGCGAAGAAAAACAAGACCCCTTACAAGGCGGCCGACTTCTGCTTCTTTGCGACAGCTGAAGACAAGAACGATCCAGATGAGATCAACGCCGCAGCTTACTTCGAACTGATTGACAGCAAGCAGCTGCCAGCCTGGGCGCTGTTTGTGTTCTCAGAGATGAAGAAGATGAAGAGCTCTACTCCTGCCCCAGACCCCGTGGCGGCCATCGGCGATGGATTCATTCTCCTTGCTCCTGAGCCAGTGAATGGCGGGATGGAGGGCTTGCTCATAGCCGAGAAGAGAGTCTCCGGCCAAGTCATCGACGTGACCATTGGCCGTCTAAAGGTCCAGGCAATCGTCCCCGAGTTCGAAGAAATGCTCTTAGCTCGCGAGCATGTCTTCGTTGGCGTCAAGGGGTAGCTGACGGAGGACTTCTCCAGTGTTCAGCCAGTGACGGACCTCGACTTCTCTCCAGCTTGAGTAGAACTCTTGCTCGCGATACCAGGCGATCCAGTCCTGCGACCCCTTGGCAGCGTTACAACGCCGACAAGCGGGAATGCAGTTAGATGTCAGGTCCTCGCCTCCGTTGGCTTTGGGCTTGACGTGGTCAATAGTTAGGGACTTGTCATCGATCGGTGTGCCGTCGCAATAGGCGCAGCGGTTTCCCCACGCGGCCTTGATTGAACGTCTCCACATACGACGAGCTTCAGCGGATGTCATGGCTTCCAAGTGATAAAGGTGTTCAGACGGTGAGCGCCTCAGGGGCACGTTTTGCTGGGTTGAATTCACTTGATGGTCCGAGCCTTAACGGTTGACAGATGTTTGATGAACATGTGGACCCTCTGGGCTGTCTGTCAAAGGGTTCCGGTGTCTCGACGTGTCGTCAGTCGTCATCTTTCGGAAGACTGATGTGACGTGATAAAAGGCCCATGGCATTCGTTGAAATCGATTCTGCGGAAACCATTTATGACGTCCTTGCGTCTGACCCTGAGTTCTCTGCTCAGATCGGCACGCTTGAGTTCCAAGATGGGAATCAGATCGCTCTCCTAGTCGCTTTGGCCTCGAAGCCTCTCGAAGGCATTGACGGCGCGTCTGGGCTGCTTGTCGTGATCGAGAGAGACCCACAAGTCATCTCGAAACGCTTGCTCACTGCTCAGGTGGTGATTGATCGGATGTTCACTTTGCGTCTGATCCAGTTCCCGAGCGCTACTCGTAACTTGCGAGCCGCTACTGAGCGACTACTTCACATCTTCCCCGGCGCTACTGCGATTCCACTAGCTGGTCCCGACCTGCTGTCTGGCGAAGGCCAGTCAGTTGTCCGGCTTCCGTCTAATCCTGTTGCGCATCTCTGATCACGGTTCTAACCGTGACCATCCCGGAACCCTGAAAGGTCCGGGGGAATTGATCACCCCTTCACTCAATCATTGCAATGGCAAACTTTTCATCTGCTTTCGGCTTCAAGGTCTTCTTAGTTCCTTGCTTGTCTACCGCTGTCAACGTGTCGACAGTGACCGGCGGTGTCGGCGAAACTGGCTTCATCGCCTTGGGCTCTGCTAACGCCAACGTCGTCGCAACTGACGCTGTAATCTCCGAGGGCGCTAACGCTCAAGAGATCCTCGTCGGCGGTGCTGACGTGGTTGCAGGCGCTTCGACTCCAATCGAACTGCTCGGCCTGACCGACGCTTCGCTGTCCACCGACACTTCTTCTGAGGAAGTTGTGACCTACTCCGACGACTCCGGCTACAGCCAGAGCGTGGCAACATCGAAGAGCTGGTCAATCAGCCTCTCCGGCGTTACCGACTTTAACGATGCTGGCTACCAGGTCATGCGTCTCGCCGAGAAGAACAACGTTGCCGGCGGCATCCGCGTTAAGTGCGGCCGCACAACTCCTTCAGGTGAGCAGGTCTACGGCTACGCAACTCTGCAGAGCTTCTCTGAGAGCGTGGAAGCTGGTTCGATCGTTTCCTACACCGTCGAGCTCGCCGGTTATGGCGCACTGGGCCTAGGCCTCGCTTAGCTGACTGGAGGTCCCGCAACTGGCGGCATCGGAGCGACTGATCCGTTTAATACGGACAATCCCTTCGATGGTCGCGGTCCAGGAATCGCAGTCACGCTCACGCCGGACAACACAAGCACCGGCGTGGGTGCAACAGCTACCGCTGAATCTGGCTCTGGCATGTTGGACGCCATCACAATCCTCACTCCCGGATCCGGTTTCGCCATTGGCGACATCGTTGAAGTTCAAGAGGACGGCGGAAACGGCAAAGGACACTTCAGGGTCGACTCGATCGTTTAAGCCCGTAACCGCGGAACTTACGGCACAATTCGGAACACTTGGGCTCGCTTCGGCGGGCCTTTGTTATTGGAACCCTAGTCGGAATCTAGGGCCAGGACTGTGACTCAGGGGAACGTAAATCTTAAACTGGGTCTCGATACGTCCCCGGCAACTGCCAACCTGCAGCAGTTCTACAGGAAGCTGAACCAAGGCGGTTCGCAGGCTGCAGCGGCTCAACGCCCCATTGCCACCTCTTTAGAGAAGGTCGTCGCATCAGCCAAGAAGCTGGGACTGACATACGACAAAGTCAATAGATCTTTTAAGGACTCGAAAGGCGCAGTACAGACCCTCGCTCAGGTCAAGAAGAGAGTCGACGATCTAAACACATCATTAGCTAAGACGGAGAAGGTAGCATCGACGGCCCTTAGCGGAATTGGCGCAGGCTTCAAGCAAGTTCTCCAAGGGATCCCGCAAGGCATCGGCCTAGCAATTGGCCAGCAACTGCTAGCCCCTCTCACTAACTTCGGCTCAGTTATTCAAGGCGCCGTGGGTGGAGCTGTGAAGACGTTTGTCGATATCGACGCTGCACTTCGCCAAACTGCCTCAATCTCTGGCGCTACCGAAGCGGAATTCGAAGAACTGCAGAACGCAGTAATCGGACTAGCTAAGGACACTAAATTCACTACTGGTGAACTCGCTGAGGCCAGCATCGCGTTGGCTCGCGCTGGATTCTCCGCGCAAGAAGTTCAAGAAGCCTTGCCGGGCATCGCAGAAGGCGCAGCCGCTGCAGGTCAAGGCATGGAGCAGATGTCCGACACCGTCATCGGTGCCATGGGTGGATTCCAGAAGAGTACAAGCGAGACGATTGACGTCGTTGACGTACTGACGGCTACTGCGAACGGATCGAACCAATCCGTGACAGACCTAGGAGAAGCGCTGAAGTATGTGGGACCGATCGCCAATGGCCTGGGATTGACCCTCGAGGACACGTCGGCCGCTCTTGGCTTGCTGGCCAATGCGGGCATCAGAGGATCGCAGGCAGGTACGACACTCCGCTCAGGCCTTAGCCGCCTGTCCGCTGCAGCGGCTGGTCAAAACAGCGAGTTCGCCTCCTTGTCGCGAGGTACTGGTCGACTGTCGAAGACGCTGCAGATGTTGGGCGCTGATGTCACCAACTCCGCTGGCGATCTGAAGGCCTTCCCTGAGCTCCTGAAGACCCTTAAGTCGTCACTAGGCAGTCTGTCCGCTAACGAGCAGCAGCTGGTCTCCAAGATCCTGTTCGGAGAAGAAGCCGCCGCCGGATTCAGGGCATTGCTGGCCAACTCGGTCGAAGATATTGAGTCCTTCGCAGCCGCCACTAACAACGCAACCGGGACCGCCGCCGAAACGTCGAAGCAGAACCTCGCAGGGATCGCGGGCTCGCTGACGTTCCTATCCTCCGCATTCGATGCAGCATCAGCGACCGTAGGCAAGTTCCTCGGGACATTCATCAAGCCTCTGGTTGACGCCCTGACAGCAGTCCTAAACGCATTCAACGGACTACCTGCGCCGATTCAGCAGGCCGTTGTCGCGATCACCGCAATTGGCGTTGCCGCAGGCATAGCTACCGCTGCGTTCGTCTTATTTAAGGCAGCAGCAGCAGCAGGATTGTTCGCGGGTATTGGTACTGCAGCCGCAGGGGTTGCGACTCAGATGGGCGTATTGGCGGCCACCATGTCAGGTCTAGTCGTCAAGGCAGTAGCCGCGACAGGCGTGGCGATCAATGGATTGAATGCAGCGCTGACCAAGAACATCACCTTTACAGCCCTCGCGACCAAGGCGAAGCTGGCGTATGCAGCAGCTCTGGCAGCAGTTAAGAAGGTCAGCATCTCTGGGATCATCAGCTCGATCGGAGCTGCGTTCGCTAAAGCGGGAGTCGCTGCTAAGGCAGCAGCAGCGAAGCTGGGAGCGTTCGCCGTAGGAGCTGCCCCTATTGCCGCAGTGGCCGCAGCCGTTGGAGCTGTCGCTCTGGCGTGGAACACGTACAACCAAGTCCAGAAGCAGGCCAACGAAGTTTCCGCGGCAGCAGCGCCAATTCAGGACGACCTCAACGAGGCACTGAGAGAGCAAGAGATCGCAGCCAAGGGCGCCAATACAGAACTTGAGAAACTGGCTCGAGAGTGGGAGACGTCTGTCGAGCGCGTGGGATTCTTTGACGCGAACCTGGACAAGCTTCGCGCAGGGCTAGGCCTTACGACAGCAGAAACGGCACAGCTGGAGCAAGGGACCGTCGCTCTATATCAAGAGTTCGGAGCTGTCGGCGAAGGGGTGGATGCGCTGACCGAAAAGTATCGGGAGATCGCAGCTTCTTTGGCCGACTCCTCTCCTGAAGAGAGAGCCTCCAAGATGGCCCAACTCGCCGCTATTGAAGCGTCTGTCGGCAAGGCCGTATCCGGATCTATTCAGTCACTGAAGAAGCAGCGCGAAGAGTTCATCAAGGCCGCCGGCTCAGTAGAGGATATGACCGACGCTGAGAAGCAGCAGCTCCAAGCTTTTGATCAGCTGATCAAATCGATGGACCTCAGCGGAAAGATGCTCGCCGCACTGAAGAACAAGTATGTAGAGGCCACTGATGCAGCCAAGGGGTTCAATGGTGAGGTTGAAGAGACTCCAACACTTGAGCAGCTTGAGAAAGAAGTCAAGGACGCGTCAGCTGCGTTCAAGGGCCAGATGAAGGCTATGGAAGAATCCTTCAAGAACTTCAAGGCGGAGCTGGCCGCGGGAGTTAAGACCGAAGTCGACGCGATCAAGGCAGACATCAAGTCACTGAAAGACGAATCCAAGGTGTTCTCTGCGACGAAGGATGATGAGATCCGAGCTCTAAAAGAAATCAACACTGCACAGCAGCGAGCTAACCAGGACGCGAAGACGTCCATACAGCGCACGGGTGAGGCCAGGGTCTCCAGCATCAGGCAGGCCAATGACGCTCAGCAAGCATCATTCGACCAGGAGGTGTCTCTCCTGCAGAGAGCAGCGGCTGCAACCGATGCTCGCTACGCCCGAGCAAAAACTGCATCGCAGAATGCTCATAACGCTGTAATGAAGAACCTGGACGCTGAGTTGAGAGCGATCCAGAAACAGAAGCAAGCAGTGAACGACCGCTACGACGCGGTCCTGAATGGCCTAAGAGATGCGACACCAGCGGAGCAACAGCTGGCGGCTCTAGACAAGTACCGCTTAGAGCAGCAGGCCAAGCTAGGGGGAGAGGAGGGGCTTCGCGCACGGGCAGCTCTCGAGCGCCTACAAGCCGATGCAATGGCCGCCGATGTCGAGAAGCAAAAGCAGGCAGAGCTTGCAAAACTCGAAGAGGAGCAAGCGCGTAAGGAAGAGGAGAAGCGCAGAAAAGAGGAGGAGCACACCGAGAAGATGCAGAAGCTAGAGCTCGAAAGAGCAGAGGAAGCAAAGAAGAACCAGGAAGAGATCGACCAACTCAAGCTGGACGCAGCAGAGAAAGAGAAAGAGAACCAGGAACTGATCAAACAGGCCCAGGCCGAAACGAAGGCAGCGGAGCAACAGCTCGAGGACAAAGTCCAAGAGCAGAAGCGCCAGCACGCGGACGAGGTCAAGAGACTCGAAGGCGAGAAGAGGGCAGACAAGGAGGCCACCGCCAAGAAGGAAGAGGAGCTGCTCAAGAGGATCGACGCGGTCGAAGAGGCAGCAAACCTGAAGAAGACAGCAGCCGAAGAGCAGTACGCCGACAAGCGCAACGACATGCTCGATAAGTTCAACGTCGCTATCGGTAACACGAGCGATGTGATTGTCCGGGAGGGCAACTCTGCATGGAGCACCTATGCCAGCAACGCAGTGCAACAGCTCGCAAGGGTCGAAGCGGCAGCGCGGAGAGC